GACATGGAGCCTGATCCTGGACGATATAATCCAGATGGATGCCCCACTTTTGATCTTCGACGAGGCGGATAAACTGACCGAACCGGTATTCCACTACTTTATCAGCCTGTACAACAAGTTGGAGGAAAAATGCGGCATCGTATTCCTTTCAACTGACTATATCACGAAACGGATTACGAACGGTCTGAGGTTCCGTAAACCCGGTTACAAGGAGTTCTACAGCCGCATCGGTCGAAAATTTTATGAGTTGGAACCGGCGGACGCGAATGACGTGTACGTGATTTGTACGGCAAACGGCGTGACGGCGAAAAAGGATATCGACACGGTGATCAAAGAGGCGGCAGCCGTAGACTTTGACCTCCGTCGTGTAAAGAAGTCGATCCACAAGGTAAAACGCATCGGAGGAATAGAGAACCGTTCAAACGGCGTTTGAACACTATTTAAAGGATATGGAAAACAAGTTCGAACATTTAAGGATAGACTGCCGGAAGGAGTTACCCGGAGACTGGAAGGATTACCCGACCCTTTCGGATTACGAGGTGGTCCCTGTCTACCGTGAAGGTCCTTATATTATGGATGCCCTTATCGGGCGGCAGGACGGCCGGTGGGTAGCCGGCATACGGTTCAAAAGCGGCATATCGGGACATTCTTTTAATCCCGGGCGCAAATGGGGCGAGTTCGCTTCGCGGGATAACGCTTTGCTTTGGGCGCTCGGCTGGATGTTGACCCGCGAAGAGGTAACCGGTGCCGCCCGCCATGCCGTATTGGTGAGAATAAACGATATCCGTCAGTTAAAACTCTTTTGACCGGTATGAAACGAGCGATAAGCGTCCGGGATATCCTGGACAAAAAATATGAGACTTTCCCCTTCGAGGGAAAATGGCGTGACGCTTTCGATACTCCGGAGCGTCAGGGCGTATGGTTTATCTGGGGTAACTCGGGCAACGGCAAGACATCATTCGTGATGCAGCTTTGCAAGGAACTTTGCCGGTACGACCGTGTAGCGTTCAACTCGCTGGAAGAAGGAACCTGCCTGACGGTACAGAACAACCTAAAGCGTTTCGGCATGGCAGAGGTAAGCCGCCGGTTGTCGTTCATCAAAGAAGATATCCCGGCCCTGAAGGAACGGCTCCGTCGGCATAAAAGTTTCAATATCGTGGTGATCGACAGCATCCAGTACACACAGATGACCTACAAGGATTATATCCGGCTGAAGGAGGAGTTCCCCGACAAGCTGTTCATCTTCATCAGCCATGCACGGGGAAAGAATCCGAAAGGCGATGCCGCCACGAGCGTGATGTACGATGCCGACCTGAAGATCTGGGTGGAAGGCTACGTGGCATATAGCAAGGGTCGTTACCGTGGTGACACCGGGCAGTACACGATCTGGGAACTGGGAGCCTCAGAAGCAGGTTTGATAAAATAATTTGACAAACATTAGATATATGAGCGAAATAGGAAAGATATTGACGATATGCCCCCCGAAATACCTGGGAAATGGAACCGACAAGGAATCGTTCATAAGTATCGGCCACAAGTGTCCCTGTTGTGCCGGTAACGGTTGGTATTGGGGAATGGATAAGAACGGGCACAACTGGGAAAAAGTAACCTGTAGTGTATGCGCTGACAGCGGTGAACTTACTGCGATTGTGAGTGTGGAATGGAAGCCATCGGAACGGTAAAATAATGATAACATACAGTATACAAGATTATTAATTACAAAAGAAAGAAAATGAAAGCAGAAGAGAAGAAAGCAGCATTGCTTGAATTACAACAGATTGTAAAGAAATATTCAGAGGAAAACGGTTTAGACGTTTTTATGGTAGGTGCAATCAGCGAGAAGATTTCTTCAAAAGATATCGAACAGGATTGCTGCATGTGTGCAAATGGGACTCCACGGTATATAATTGGTGCTTTGGCCGGAGTTATCCGTGATAGTCCGAAAGTCGGTATGATTTTAGCTACTTCTTTAGCGGAAGCAGGTGTCAAAATTATCAGTTTCGATTTGTCCAAAAATTAGAATAACAATAATGAGTTTCAGATCATGGAAGAAACAAGAAAAAAACTAAGCGAAAAAGATCTTGACATCTTGCGCCGGGCAGTAGCTGACAAAGGAGACATTCTCCTGGATGCTGACGATTACCATTACGGGGAGTTCGTGATCCCTTGCTGGGTAAAGATGTTTAATATTCCGGTAGAGCACCAGGTTTGCCGGGTAGTGCAGATCCGGAAAGAGATCGGCCAGTTCGGATCCGATATGTTCTTTGTCCGTCATGCTGACGGTAGTCTTGTGATATGGGAGAACCAGATGTTCCATAAGGTAAAGCCGGAATACATTCAGAAGATCCAGACAGTCTACAACCGCCATGATGCAATTGAGATAGACGATGACGAACCCGGAAAGAGTATCGGTTACAACTATCAGGGCAACGAGGAATATATCACAGGGTTTATCATTCCATCGCCTTATCCGGCGGATCATGTAACCCCAATGAAGAAAGTAAAAGCCGGTATCCGGCAGCAAATTGAAAGAATCATGAACCAATCAAACGACAGGTCAATATGAAAAGTAAATTGTATATGGGGCTCGTAACGGTAAAAGCCAAGGCCCCGAAATATTACCGTCCATCGGTAATGACGTTTAAATTCGGAGTGTTACTTGACAGCAAAGGCGATAAGCTCCTGGAGAAAATCAAAGCGGATTACATAGGATATGTCAAGAGCCGGTTAGAAATTCAGAACCCGGCAATTGGCTTGGAATATAAAGCCGATATCACCTTGACCCCGGTATCCGGTTTTTCTGTGGATTATTATCAAATATCACAATCAAAAGTAAAAGACGATGGCCAACATATTTAAACGTTTTGAAGGGCTCACGGTTCGGGTACAGATCATAAACGGCATGGGGCTCCCTATCGATCATCAGGGAGTGGTCGAGGTGGAAGAAGGCTGGGCGTTTCTTTATACGGGTAAGGGTGACGATAAAAAATATAAGGTAGCGATCAATACGAATAAGAATAACGTCGTGTCGGTCGAGGTAATGGATCATAGACAGTTTGAAAGATGAAACGGGCAATAATAACCAAACAGGTCTATTGTGACCTGGATCCGGCTCCCCTGCGAGTGACAGAGATCTATGTTTTCGGTATTCTGGTATTCAGACAGAAGAACTACGTCAAAGGCCGCAGTTCTTCTGTCAAAATTTAATCTTTTTGTAAGTGTACAGTAATAATTAAGTCGGTAAGATAAGAAGCCCCGTTAACACCATAAGTATTGACGACCATTTGTTTAATACTCCATCCTTCGGACAAATGCCTTTCAATTTCAGGAAAAGGAAGTAAGGATGTTGTTTGATCTGGATAATTATCTCCGACACTCATAGATGATTTTTCAGAAATTACTTTTTCCATATAAAATAATTTTTGGTTTAACATGCTACAAAAGTAGCAAACCTATCCCGGTCCGTGACGGATAGGGATAGGAAATTTAAAATATAGGAGTAAACAGAGATGAAAATAATACAAATGATCCCCAAACGTGGAATCGCAAAGCCGGAAAGTTACTCGTCGTTCTACGGCCTCTTGAAGCTTCTTCCGGGCAGTGACAAGGATGCCCTGAAGGAGGAGATCGTCTATCAATTCACAGGCGGCAGGACGCACAGCCTTCGTGAAATGTCACTGTCGGAATATAACGAAGCCGTTCGTGCGATGGAGAAGCTGATCCCGCCGGGAACGGAGTCGGAGGCGATAAAACACCTGAAGAAGAGACGTTCCGACGTGCTCCATCAGATGCAACTCATGGGAGTCGATACAGCCGACTGGAAGGAGGTGGATGCCTTCTGCCGGGATCGTCGGATCGCAGGCAAATGTTTCCGTCATTTGGATGACGAAGAATTATCTCAGCTTTTAAAAAAGCTCCGTGCGATCCGCCGGAAAAAGGAAGGGGAGAAATAACTATGGCACGATATATCCCCCTTCAGGACAAACTGGACGAGATCGAGGAACAAGGCGTGAAACTCCGCCGGAGGCTGGATTATCTCAGTAGCGAACGGGACTTTCTTTGCGATATGCTGCTTACCCGACCGACAAAGGACATGGAGACACAACGCCGCCTGCTTCAGGAATGGAATGAGGAGATTGACCATTTACAGCGGTCAATAGATTATCTAAGAAACGAATATTCAAGACTGAAAGGTCTACAAAGCAATCAACTTAAAAAGAAATAACAAATTATTAATCAATAAAAAATAAACATCATGATTTCAGAAGAAAAACAAGAAGCATTGAAAGAACTTTCCCAAATGGCAAGCCGGTTTACAGAAAAGCACGGTATCGAAATATTCATGGCTACTTCCATTACAGAGGAAGGAGAAGAAGATACCCGGCAGACAACCGGCCTGATTTTATCGGGGAAACCGGAAAACATAATCATGTCCCTTGCCGGAAGCGTACGTTCCGATCCAAGAGTCGGCTACATCCTTGTCAGGGCGGTAGACCGTGCTGCTACGGCAGAGTTTAGCGAGTTTAAAGTAACGCCTGAACATTGGTGATCTCCCTGAAAAACGAACGTGGAGATGAAAGAAGTCGTAGTAAGAAAGTGGATATAGCCTATGCGAAATACCTGATCCGGCTCCGTGGCTTCCGTCTGGAGCAGTTCGGCACTGGAACAAGGCATAACCACGTCAAGTTAAAGTCTAAAAAAATAAGAATATGAATTATGGGATATGATTTAATACCGAAGAAAGAAGGAGTCGATTGTAAAAGCGGAATGATATTCACATGGCCGGTTATTTTGCAAGAAACAGGTGTCGGTTATCTGTTCGGGTATGGAATAAATACATTTAATCTTGGAAAGTACATATACGACGGATCCCGTCCCGATGGTAGCCCGGTCAGCAATGATGGCTTCGAGGTTTTGAAAGAAGACGCGCTTATCATGGCAAGGATTTTCAGGGGATATGTGTATGTCAAACGAGGTTTAAGGAAAGAATGGGATAAAATACCGGAAAAGGAACGGGTAGCGATCCTGTCTCTACTTGGGGAAAAGGCTGCTCCACCTGCTGAAGAGTTTTTACGCAAAATAGAAGTGTTGGCAGATTTCTGTGAACAGTCGGAAGGGTTCAATATATATTGAAATCTAAAATGGATTGAATGTTTAACATGTGCCCAATTATAAAGCACTTAAAATAAGAGATCAGTTATGAACAAAGACGAATTATTAAAGAGCATGAGCGCCGACGAGCGCCGCCAGTTGTTGCGTGAATTGCAGCAGCAGGACAAGGAAGAGCGTGAAGCCCGCCGCGATGCCTACGAAGGCCTTCGCGCGGAGTTTATGCAGGATGTGAAAAATAAGTTGCTGCCGGTCGTGGAAGATGTCAAGGCTTTCCGGGACTGGATCGAGAAGGAAGCAGGCGCATTCCGGGAGACGATGCGCGATTACGGCCGTCTTCGTCGCGAGGACCAATCAAGCTTTACGATCGTGGATGGTGATATGAAGGTAGAGGTGAAAAGCAACAAGGTGAAGAGCTTCGACGAACGCGCCGATATGGCCGCCGAGCGTCTGGTGGATTACCTGAAGCGTTACGCCATGAGCCGTGAACTGGGTACGGATGATCCGATGTACCAGCTTGCCATGACGATGATCGAGCGTAACCGCCAAGGTGACCTGGATTATAAATCGGTCAGCAAACTGTACGAGTTGGAGGATCGCTTCGATGCCGAGTATACGGAGATCATGAATCTTTTCCGCGAGAGCAATGTGGTCTACAAGACAGCCGTGAACTATTATTTCCACCGTCGTGATGCCAATGGCGTATGGCGCCGTGTCGAACCTTCTTTTTGCCGTTTGTAAGGTATGGAAGTGAGGAAGGACATTGCGCCGCATGTGATGGCGTGTAAGAAGTGCGAGGGTAAGGGCCGTGTGTTTTTTCCCGACCGTAACGGTAACGTGGTAGCCTCAAAGTGTCCGGTCTGCGAAGGCAGCGGCCGCGTAAAGGTTCAGAGCCGGGTCGTAACCCGGATCGAGCCTTTCGTCCCCGGCAAGGACGACATGGAACTGCTTACGATGTGATTTTGTTCACATATTGAACAAAAAAAGACGCTTCCGGGTGAGTCCGGTGGCGTCTTTTGTTTTATAAGCGATTTTAAAAGAGTAAATTTGCAGGAAATAAAGAATCTTTGTGCCAAAAGGAAGGAATAAAGAACTTATAGAACTGCGTGACAGTGCTCTTTTACGCCGGTATCGTTACTGGACGGAAGTACGCCGCTATTGTATCGGTGATGCGTTAAAAATTTTGTCCAAACAGGAGTTTTTTATTCCGGAAGAACGTATCTTGACAATTATTCATAAGCGGATATAAAAGAGTAAATTACAGAAAAAATATCTATCATGCCAAAAGGAAGGGACAAGACACTTATCGAGCTACGTGACGAAGCACTCCTGCGCCGGTATTATTACTGGACGGAAGTGCAGCGCCTTCGTTTTGACGATGCGTTAAGGATCCTGTCCCGCCAGGAATTTTTTATATCGGAGGAGCGTATCATGGCGATCATCCGAAGAAAATGCGACATGTTGAAAGAGATCGCCTTAAAGCCTGTCCCGAAAGTCAAAAAGCCCCGCCTTACTGCCGTCCAGCTTTCCCTTTTTACGGGTGACTGATACGCCGAAGGAACTCATTGGCCCTTCCGCCCTGCATGGCCGACTCGTCGTGTACGGAGAACGAGAAAGCCGTTTCGTAAACCTTTATATTCCCCGGCAGCGCATAATCCCGGCTTTTCACTCTCTGGAGCGGGCTGGAGTTTTCAGTACACTGGAACTCCTGAAGCGTGCGGTACAGCAGGGTAGCCATCTCCTGACGTTCACGTACTTTTTCATATGTTCCGGAGGTGTAGTGCGTGTCGTCGTAACAGTCGATGGCCAGGCGTACGACGATCATCGATTCGCTTTTCTGCGCTCCCATTCCGAGGTCTTTCCAGTCGGAATCCGCATACCCTATCAGGACAGCCGGGAAAGTGACCGGGTAAGTTTCCATATCCTCGCGTCCTTCCAGTTGTCCGTAGTCCTCGTCAATCAGCGCCAACTGAGGCATAGCCTTTGCGATCCTTTCCATGATCGCGATAAAAATATCTCCCATAGCGATTATAAATTAAGAATGTTGTTAAGTTCGTTTTCTATTTTGTCCCGGATCTTCCCCGTGAGTTCTTCGCTTTCGCCCAGGAACTGGCGCTGCGGCATCCGGATCTTGCTTTTCTTTGTCAATGCGAACCGTTTCCAGAAATCTGCCTCCGGGTTTACAAGCGTGGCAGTATTAGCCTTCCCAGGACGTTTCTTTTGCCCCTTAGCGGCTTTTCTCTCCTTGCCGGATGCCAGGTAGAACATTTTCCAGGCATGGCCTCTCATGCGATCCGTGACGGGTATCGTTCCACCCCAGTTATGGACTGGAGCGTATACGAGATCGTTCGACACTTTGACGCGGTAATCCGATGGTACGTATTTGATGGAGTCGAAAAGATGGTTATGCCCGGAAAGCAGCGTACTGTAATTGCTCGCCGCTCCGGTGCCACCCGCAAGGAGCCTGCGAGGCTTCTGCCAGGGATGCAGTCCCCGGTTCACGAACCCGCCCCGCCGGAAGTTGTCCTGGAAATGGTCTTTCGCCATGCGTCCGACCATTACAGGGAGTCTGCGTTTTTGGAGTTCATCAATCTCCTTTTGTTTGCTTTTTATGTATGAAAGAAATTCTTTCGTATCCATATCGTTTGTGTTTAAAAAGTTATTACATTTGTGGCAAAGTACAATCATTATGAATATTCCCCGGCAAGTATCAGAATTTGCGAACAAGAATGGCTTCAATTCCGTTGTTCTGTCAGAGAGCTCCGAACAGGAAAGCATCTATTCCGTCGGTTGTATTGACGAGAATGGATTCGAGTTGCCTGTCGGTCTCCCTGCCTTTGTCCTATTTGACGGACATGCCTGCCGTCTGATAGAAGGAGAAGAAGGACTTGCGCTTTCTTCCCGTTTATTTTGTGACGAATAGTCCCATGATTTTGGGATTTATCAATTTATTGTCGATTCTAATCACACCAACACGGTCGCTTTTCATATTTTGTATATAACTACCGGCATTGTCTTTCCCTGTTTGCGGATCAAAGAACCTTACTTTTCCTTCCATCTTTTCTGCACAGAATACATGTGCGGATCCACCTTTCCATGCGCAATATATTTCATAGATTCCGTTCTCTTTAAACTTTTCCGTGAAATATTCCTTTAGCCGATTTGTATTCATTATTTGGTATCCTTTTTTGACTTTCCATTTGAATGTATAGTCGTAATCAGGTTTAGTTCCGTCCGGATTCAAAAATCGCTCCTCCCATGTAATACCTTGTTTGGCCATTTCATTAAATGCGCTTTGTTTGATATTGGGTTTTGCTTCGATATCAAATCCCCATCGTCTGAGCATGTGTGTTACGGTACAGGTCTGGCAATTTACCCGGTATCCTTCAGCCTCATTGAACCGGGGATTCTCCTTGCCTTTATCCGCTTCCTCGTATGTCATCGGTTTGTCTTTGGTGATACCGAGAGCCTTTTCAAGCTGCAGGTTATTTTGGGCGATAGCCTTCTTTTCCTCAAACGTCAAGCGATCAGGCATTTCTACAATCATATCATTGATGCGTTTTATCAAGGCATCCACGGTATCCTTTGCCCCCGGATATGCTTCGGTGACATAAGGGTGCTTGTCCGAAAACAGTTTCCCGTCTTTTCCGGGATTATTCTCCAGCCCATTGTGGGCTTTATCTTGATCTGAAGTGTTGTTTGATGCGTCCGTCACCGGCTTATCGGTCGAGCGCAGGCGGCATTTACAGTTCCACCGGTCCCCGGGGCGATGTTCATTCCAGAACGAATCATTGATCGGGCGAATGGTTCCCCAGAAGACACGGTGATCCTCTCCGG